ATTTGCATAATAGATCATTGTATTAGCACCAGTTAATGTGATACCATATCCACCCGTTTGTGGTGTACCGATTATAAATCTAACAGGACTATCAGGATCTTGTATTTGTTTAATTGCATTTTGTCTTTCTTCATTTGTTGTATCACCATAGTAAGTTACATAAGATTCTTTACCAAAGTTTTTTTCAACAGCATTAACAATAGCATTGATGTCATGTCTATAGTGGGCCCAAATAACAGCTTTGTTTTCTACCTCACCAAGTATATCTACTAATGCATCAAGTCTTTCATTCTTAACTTCTTTAATAGTACCATCATCAGCAGTAAAGTGACCACAAGTAATTTGATGGAGTCTCATTAACTGAACCATAGCAGATTGAGTTGTCATTTGTTTTCCATCTAACTCAGCTAATGCTAACACTTTCATTTGAGTATATAATTTTTTCTGTTCTGGTGTCAGTTGAATTACACGTTTAGTATAAGTGTAGTCAGGTAAATCTAAACAATCTTCTTTTAAACAACGATAAGAAAATGGTTCAAGTTTCTGTGATAATTCACCTAGGTTTTTATAACCCACTACTATTTGTACTGATCGTCCACCGAAGTTTGCAGATCGCATTACTGCATATCTAGTTCTAAATGCATAGTAAGAACCATAGTCCAATAAATACGGATCAAGGAACTCACATTGTTTATATAAATCTAATGGTGATTTAGTTACAGGTGATCCTGTAAGTATTCTTTTATATTTTGCATACTTACCTAAGGCTACAATATTTTTAGTTCTTTTAGCATCTGGGTTTTTAATTGTAGTAGACTCATCAATAGCCATTAATGTATTATGACAACTCATAAATTTAGCTGCAAAGTCTAAACCTTTTTTAGTTGAGAATGCTTCAACGTTCATACACAATACATGAAGTTTTTCTGTAGACTCAAATAATTTATTAAGTTCATTTTGTTGTTTTTGATTTATCATGGCTTTCCATAACACAACATCTTTTTCAACATGAGCTGCCATATGAACAGGTATCTCAGTATCATACCAGTTTTGATAAACACCTTTAGGTGCAATAATTAAAGCACCATTAATTTTACCTTTGTCATACAACATAGAAATGTTATCAATAAGAACTTTTGATTTACCAGTTCCCATTTCCATAAAGTATGCAAATACTTCTTTATTCCACGACTTTTCTAACGCAGTTATTTGATGCGCATAAGGTTTAGTTTTAAATTTATAATTCATAATAATATTTCCTATTGTCTTTCTATTGACAATCTATATAATAAAAGGTAATTACTTGTCAAGCGAAAGTAAAAATAATTATGAGTGAGAATACAGTTTACGTAATTCAAGAATTACCTGGTACAAGATCTGGTAATCCAAAATTTAATATTATGGGTGCACAGAAATATGGTAAGTTAGTCACATTGTTGCCTGAATTTAGTCAAATTATTTTGTCACCTGGTCCATTAATTTTTAAGTTAAGAAAACTTTTAAAAAATTATACTGAAAAAGATTATTTGTTATTAACAGGTGATCCAGCTATAATAGGTGTAGCGTGTTCAATTGTCGCAGATATAACAGGAGGTAAATATAATCTCTTGAAATGGGACAGACAAGAGCATACATACTACCCAGTTGAAATAAACTTATACGAAAAAGGAAACATAGATGACGGATAAAGAACGATGGAAGATACAAAATAAATTGTATCGTATGAAAGAAGGAAAGATAGAAGGAGAAATGAGATTAAAAGAATTAGAAAAAATGAAAGAGATATTTTTTGATTGTGATTTATTTTCTAAAAGAGATGATGAATCTTTATTTGATTATATTTTAGATTTAATAAAAATAATTTTTTTAGACCTTGACAAAGTTTTTGATTTCTATTATTTAAAAATTAAGACTGCATATGTTATAATGCGGTTAAAGAAAGTAATAAATAAACTAAATAAGGAGATACAACACTATGAGTATAAACTTTGAAGCAGATCAAACTGAGTCAATAACTCAAACTAATGATGCTAAAGCATTATCAGATCAAGTTATTAAACTTAGAGATTTAGAAGATGAAATAAAAGTTGCAGAAGAATCTTTAAAGCAACTTAAAAAACAAGCTGATACATTATCAGGTGAAGTCATTCCTACAATGATGACTGAAATGAATATCAGTACTATGAAATTAGCAGACGGCTCAGCTATAGAAGTAAAGCCCGTCTACGGTGCTTCCATTCCTGCAGATAAAAAGGAAGAAGCATTTAACTGGCTTCGTGAAAATGGCCTGGGTGATCTTATTAAAAATGAGGTTACCGTTTCCTTTGGTCGTAACGAAGATAACAAGGCGGCAGATTATGCTGTCCTTGCGCAAGGTCAAGGGTATCAACCGACCCAGAAATTAAAGGTTGAACCTATGACACTTAAGGCTCTGGTCAGAGAGCGTGTCGAAAAGGGTCTCGATATGCCCTCTGATCTATTTAATGTGTTCGCAGGAAACCGAACTAAAATAACGCGTGCATAAAGGAGAAAAAAATATGCCACAAGAACAAGCAATGAAGAAACAAGAACCAAGGACCAATAATGCAGTAACTGAAAAAGTTAATGCAGGTGCGTTAGCTGTAAATTTATTTGAAGCTGATGCAAACCAAGGAGTGGATAATCTAACTCATGAAGATTTAGCATTACCATTCTTAAAAATACTAGGACAATTGTCTCCAGAGGTTAACAAAAGAGATGGTAAATATGTTCAAGGTGCTGAACCTGGAATGATTTACAATTCTGTAACTGGAGAATTGTTTGATGGAGAAGAAGGAATCGAAGTTATTCCTTGTCATTACAAGTTAGAATACATTGAATGGCAAGATAGAGGCGAAGGTTCTGGTGCTCCAGTAGCAATTCACTCATCGTCTAGTGATATACTAACTCAAACAAAAAGAGATGCTTCTTATAAAGATAGATTACCTAATGGTAATTATATCGATAAGACTGCAAGTCATTTTGTTATAGTAAATAGCAAATCACCTTCAACTGCTTTAATTGCCATGAAATCAACACAATTAAAGATTAGTAGAAAATGGAATAGTATGATGGCAAGTATAAAGATGAAAGGAAAAAATGGAATGTTTACTCCAGCTTCTTTTAGCCATACATACAAACTAAGATCTACTCAAATGTCTAATGACAAAGGTACTTGGTTTGGATGGGAAGTTAGTAAAATTGGTCCAGTGCAGGATGCTGCATTATACCAACAAGCTAAATCTTTCTCTGAAAGTATATCTAAAGGTGATGTCAAAGTTAAGCATGGTGAAAGTACTGAAGGTACTAAATCAGAAGCTTCTCACTTTTAATACAATCAATATATCGTGGGCGAGCAATCGCCCACATAAACTAGAGACGGTTTATGGATAAAAAAGAAAGAAAATTTATAGAGATCTTTACAGGATTACCAAGAGATTTTGGTACTGCTGATTTAAGTAGACTACAAATAGATCCTAGTACAGGAAAAGCTAAACCAGTATATGGTTGGGCTCATTCACCAATTACAGAACAAGATTATTTAGATCATTTAAATGGTAAACAATCTATAGGTATTCAACCTTGTGATGATAAAGGCATGGCAAGATTTGGTGCTATAGACATAGATGATAAACAACATAGTTATTCTAACTTTCCATATAAAAAATATTTAGATATTATAGCTGAACATAAATTACCAATCGTTCCAGTTAAATCTAAATCAGGTGGACTTCATTTATATTTATTTGTTAAAGAACCAATAAGAGCTGTTGCAATAAGAAATTTTTTAGAAGGATTATTATTTACATTAAAACTTCCAACTAACATTGAGATATATCCTAAACAAACTGAACTAGGTCAAGATTCAGAAGGTAAATGGAACATGGGTCAGTATATTAATTTACCTTATTATAATAAAACAGAAAGAGTTGGATTTAATTTAGATGGTACAACATTTACCTTTGATCAATTTATAGAAGTTGTAGAAGCAAATACTTATACTGCAGATGAATTAGAAGAGTTTACATTAGAACACACTAGGTCTTTATTAAATGGTGGTGGAGAAGAATTTAATGATGGTCCACCATGTTTACAAATATTAACTAAAAATAAATTAACAGATGGTAGAGATAGATTTTTATATAACTACATGGTGATGGCTAAAAAGAAATACCCAGATGATTGGGAAAAAATGGTTATTGCAGCACCGGGTAAATACTTTCAACCTGGAGCAAACGGTGTAATTGATTGGACAGAAACTAAAACAAAACAAAAATTAAAATCTTGGGCTAGAGAAACTAAAGGACATACTTGTAATGAAGATCCAATACAACCAGTATGTATGAAAGCAGAATGTCGTAAGAGGACTTATGGATATTTATCAGATAAGAAAAGAGTCTTTCCAGCATTATCAGGATTACAAAAAATAACTTATGCAGAACCACAATATACATTTAATGTAACTTTATCAGATGGTCAAACTACAAAAGAAGTTAGAGCAAAAAATATAAAACAAATAATAGAATTAGATAATATAAGAGCAATCATTGGTGCAGCAGCAGATATGATTCCACCAAAAATAAAACAAAATGAATTTCAAGATATACTTGATAATTTATTCCCACCTAAATTAACAACACCACCACCTAAAGGTACTTCAGATGAAGAGTTATTAGAAGAGTATCTATCTAAATATTTACATGGACCTAAAGCTGGAACTTATGCAGCATTTAAAACAGGTGCTGTATTGATAGAAGATAGTCATGCATATTTTGTTTATTCAAGTTTCTTTGATTCTTTAAAAAATAAAGAATGGAAGATGGATAGAAAAATAACTGCAGAACAAATGACAAAATTATTTGATGCAAAGTTTGGTGTAAGTAAAAGATTTCCAAAGAAAGATGGGGATACTAATTCTTATAATCCAATTAATGTAACAGTAGTATCATTAGATAAGTTTCCAGAATTATTATCAGACGAACAACCTAAACCTGAGATAGTAAAAACTAAGTCTAAGGAGAATATATTCTAATGATTAAAAAAATATTTGGTCCTCCAGGTACAGGTAAAACAACTACACTATTAAATTTAGTTGATGAATATATTAAAAAAGGAACTGACTTAAACAGAATAGGTTATTTTGCTTTTACTAGAAAAGCAGCTAATGAAGCTAGAGATAGAATGTTAGAAAGAAACCCTGAGTTAGATAAAAAAGATTTAAAACATTTTCAAACTCTACATTCTTTTGCTTTTCATACATTAGGTATGAGTGAGGAATCTGTATTACAACCAGTGCATTATGAACAAATAGGTAAAGAATTAAATTTAAGAGTTACTGATACTGGAGATGAGTCTGGTTATTTAAATTTTAATAGTGAATATTTTAAACTTATCAATAAAGCAAAAGTAAAAAACATTTCTCCTGAAGAAGAATTTAATACTAATGAATGGAGTAATGAAATTGATTATGAAACTTTAGGACATATTTATTTAAACTACAATCATTTTAAAGGTGACAATCTTTATGATTTTAATGACATGATTACAAAGTTTGTAAATGAAAAAGAAAAATGTAAAGAGTTTGATGTAGTATTTATAGACGAAGCTCAAGATTTATCTCCAATACAATGGATGATGTATGATGTATTAAAAGAAAAATCAAAAGATATTTACTTAGCTGGTGATGATGATCAAGCAATCTTTGCCTGGGCTGGAGCTGATGTTAAAAGATTTTTAAATGAACCTGCAGAAGAAGTAGTATTACCTTATTCAAATCGTGTACCAAAAAACATACAAGAATTATCTAATGTTATTGTAAGTAGAATACAAACAAGAAAAGAAAAACAATACTTTGCAAAAAAAGGATCACCAGGAAGTGTGGAGTTTATTTACAATATTGAACATATTGATTTAACAAAAAATAATTGGTTAATACTAACTAGAACAACGTATAGATCTGATGAGATATCAAAACAATTAAGATCAAATAATTTATATTATAAAGATAGATATGGCAAGAGTTATAATACAAGACTCTATAAAGCCATATTAAATTTTAGTGAACTATGTAAAGGTAATACAATTACTTTAGCTGATGCAAAAGAATTACATGAATATTTACCAGACAATCCATTTTTTAAAATTAAAGATACTAAAACATATTATAATATGGATGATTTTGGTTATGGTAAAGATGCTCTTTGGTATAATTTATTTACAAGAGCTGACCAGGAAGAATGTTTTTATATAAGAACAATGTTATCTAATGGTGATAAATTATCACAACCACCAAGAATAGAAGTATCAACTATTCATGCAGCAAAAGGTGGTGAGTGTGAGAATGTTATTTTAGTTTTAGATAACGCTAGAAAAATTAGGCAATCTGTAGAAAATAATATTGATAAAGCAGATGAAGAACATAGAGTTTGGTATGTTGGCTCAACTAGAGCTAAGGAAAGCCTATACTTATTAAAACCAAAGAAGGAACGTTATGGTTACTCTTTGTAGTTTTAAACAGAACGGGATAGAAGGGTATGTTGTCTCCTGGAGAGTGGCAGCTTCAGGCCTTAACGGGCATAGTTGGTTCGGGGCCTTCGACTCCCAGATATTTTTTAGACCCGTTAAATCAACAACTGCCACAAAACAAAGGAGAAAAATATGACACATAAAGATGACATGGAAAAATTATTTCCACAAGATAAGCAGATAGGTGGGAGTCACTACAAAGACTTTCACATTCAACCATATGAGTTTATTTCTAAGAACGACTTGAGTTTCTTTCAAGGAAATGTTATTAAATATGTATGTCGTTATAAAAATAAAAATGGCATACAAGATTTAGAAAAAATAATTCATTACTGTGAATTAGAAATTAAAAAGATGAAAGATACAGATGGCAAAAGAAAAAGGTAGAAAATGGGATGGTAAATCCAGACCACCTAATGATGTTTATAAGAAACGTTGGCAGGAAATTTTTGGTAAAAAGAAACAAGAAGAACTAGATAAAGACGATCAAGAATATTTAGATTCATTAAAGGATAAAATATAATGGTTACTCATACAAATTACTTTGATTATTATCCAAAAGATATTCCAACTTGTGATGAAACTCACGGTGAAAATGAACTAAAAATTATATCGGAGCTTAATGAAATAGTCAATGGACCTGTAGAAGGTAACTATTGTTTTATACATCAAACTGTTATTAATAAAGATTCTGTTCCAATAAAAGAAAGATCATGGAAAAGAGAATATTTAAGAAAAGCAATTAAGAATTCAAAGATTGGTTTAGAAATAGGCTTTAATGCTGGTCATAGTTCTGCTATAATGCTTGCCACAAATCCTAATTTAAAATTAGTTACTATCGATATCTGTACCAATCCATATGTAGAAAAATGTGCACAACATTTAAGTAATATTTATAAAGATAGATTTTCTTTTTATAAAGGTAGCAGCCAACAGATATTAAAAAATAAAAAATCTAGTGTAGATTTTGATTTCATTCATGTAGATGGTGGACATGGTATTGCAGATTTTTATTTTGATATTGATTGGTCAGAAAAAAATTTAAAACCTGGAGGAAGATTATTAATTGATGATGCTTATCTACCAGACTATCTAAAGTATCTTGCATACAAAGAACAACAAGAAATATTTAAACAAATAAATCCAGAAGGTATGCCTTCTTCAGGAGAAAATATACTAGTGGAGAAGATATGAAAGTACCAATGTTCACAGCACAAACAGAATGGATAGAACCAGAAGAGTTTCCTGACTTAAGATCTTATGATGAGATTGCAGTTGACTTAGAAACAAGAGATCCAGATTTAAAGACAATGGGATCTGGTTCCGTTATAGGTAATGGTGAAGTTGTAGGTATTGCTGTAGCTGTTGTAGGTAGAAAATTTTATTTTCCAATTGCTCACGGATCAGGGAGCAACATGGATCGTAAAAAAGTATTAGCATGGTTTGCAGATACTATGGCAACTCCTGCCATAAAAATATTTCATAATGCAATGTATGACGTATGTTGGATTAGAAATTTAGGTATAAAAATCAATGGTTTAATTGTAGATACCATGATTGCAGCAAGTCTAATTGATGAAAATAAATTTGCCTATTCATTAAATGCATTGTCCTGGGAGTATTTAGGTCATGGTAAAAATGAAGCTGCATTAACTGAAGAAGCAAAGTCAAGAGGACTCGATCCAAAAGCTGATATGTGGAAGTTACCACCAATGTATGTTGGAGCTTATGCAGAAAAAGATGCTGAACTTACATTAGAGTTATGGCAAAAATTTAAAACAGAAATACTAAATCAAGATATAGAATCTATTTT